ACTAGAGAAAGAACTAGATTTTTTACAAGAACTAAACGCTGTGATACATACACGATTAGAAATTTGTAAAGAAGATATTAATAATTTAATAGGAGAAAATGAAGATGAGGGGTTGTAATTTAAAAGGAGGTATGTTAATATAGTTTTGTAGTTAGGAGTGAGCCTTTGTAAAATCCCACTGGTCTTATATGTCTGAAGTGCGAGTTAAGGATAAAAGTAAATGAGAACTAAACCACCATGCACTAACTACAAACTTGTCCGAGTAAGGAATGGACAAGACTCACCAGACCCTAGAGTGTGAGTATAAAGCTAGGATAGGGAGTTTGGTTTACTGAAAAACCAGTGTTGACAGGCACTATAAAAACCGATAGTTATGTTGCTGTTGGAGGAGTTGGTAGTTATCTTCGGAACTAAAAAACTACCACTTAATTTTAAAAAGGAGAACGAAGATGAGTAAAGTATTTAGAGAATGGTTTGATACTGTTGACAAGAACAGTCAAGAGTGGTTAGACTTTGTTAAACAACAACAGCAAGATGAGGATATGGTTGCTGAACTATTGGAGGGTATGGATAATGGAGATTAGTAAAGAAGAATGGGCAGAAAATACTGTTGATGATATGGATTGGAAAGACTTAGGAAGACTAGCTTATGATGTTATGCTAGATAGTGTTCAAGACATGTCTGATAAAGAGTTTCAAGAATACTTAATAGAATGTGGGTATGAATTGGAGGATATGGAATGAAAAGAATAGAAAAAGGTACGTGGCATTCCAGAGTTGAGGAAATTTTATGCCGAGACTTTGGAAATTTGTACAGTAAATTGACAAGTATAACGCAACATTTGTTGCTAGATTCTACCCATGCTTATGTCGTAAATAGGAGAGATTTAGATTCTCTATCAGAGGTGGACATAATTATGCTTGTAGAAGAGCATGTGGCTTCGTGTATTGCACGTTCTTTTAGGTACTAAGGGTATGCCCTACCTTTTAATTAAACCTATGCTTAGAAACGATCTGAGAGAGTCATTAATTTTACTGTCACATAAGTTGCATTTGGTTAAAAAATATGTTATACTCTTATACAAGTTAAAACATTAATGAAAATAATAATTAATTATATTAATAATTTATATTTAAATAGGATAAAGTTTATGGATGATTATATTAATAATCTTATAGATAATTACTATAAGGATGCAAACTTAATAGGTACATTACCTAATGAGTTTGATTATCTAAAAGATAAAGATGTTGTTAAAGCAGAAGAAGAAGATGATTGAATACAATGGAAAGAAAGTCACCCCAAAGGTGTATGCTAAACACCAAGTGTCTGACTACTTGATGAAGCTGTTTGATAATCCAGAGGTTCATATGGATAAAGACTTTACAAACTGTACACAGCGTGAACAAGCTGAGATAATGAATCAAGTGAGTTTGTTTGAAGACAGGATTCATAAGTTGTTGGGTGTTAAATTTAAAAGTATTACAAGCAGTAATAACTTTGAAAAATCTATATAGGAGATAGAGTTATGGAATTTATGTTAGCAGTAGTGGGTGTTGTGTTGTTGTTATCAATGACAACTTTGTACATGTACTTGTTTGATGATGATAAGATAGAACCACATGTACCATCCACTGCACAGCGTGGAAACTTTTGGGATGCAGAGACTAAGAAGTTTTACAAATGGGATGAGTTAATGGAACTTAAAAAAGAAAGAGAGGAACAAAATGACTGAGTTTTATGAAGCTGTTGAACAGCAACGAGAGATACTTGAATTAGAAAAACAAGCTAAACAAATCATAGCTATTGACACCAGATACAAAGATGGGTTATGGTATAAACAAACAGTTGACTATGCCGATGGTCGGAGAGTCACAGAGTACAGAGACAAACGCAGAGCAACGATAGAGGAGAATAGATATGGCGAAGACGTGGACTAAGAGTACATATACTTCTGCTACACAAGGCAGAGGTAAGAAGACAAGTCAAGGTAGAGGTAATGTTGGCACCTCTACTATGAACAAGAATAAGAAAGCCAACTTAAAAAAATATCGAGGGCAAGGTAAATGACAGTACAAGATTTAATAGATACTTTACAAAAGATTAAAGATAAAAGTTTACATGTTCGTGTGTTAGAAAACAATCCTAATAACTCTGATTATAATTTAGAAAATTATTGGTTAGATAAAATTGATGTAGCTAACACAGGACAAAGTGGATACGAACTACATGGTGAAGTTGTTTTAGTTGGAGAAGCTTAATGAACATATTTTATTTTGATGAATGTCCTACTATATCAGCAGAAGCACAACCAGATAAAATGCTAGTGAAGATGCCACTAGAAACAGCACAGATGTTATGCACAGCACACAGGGAACTGGATGGTGATGAGTACGCAGATGCTAATGGACTTTACAAAACTGCATACAAGAATCATCCATGCACAATCTGGGCAAGAGAATCTAGCTCAAATTATTCGTGGTTGTATCGACACTTTCTAGCATTAGGTATGGAGTATACTTATAGGTATGGTAAGCAACATGCAAGTGTTGTCAAACTAGAAGAACCTCTAAGCAAGATGCCAGAAAATATTATACACACTAGCATAACACCTTTAGCACAGGCTATGCCAGATGAGTATAAACACAAAGACCCAATCGTTGCATATCGTAGATATGTGATAAATGAAAAACACTATGCCAAGTGGGAAAAAACTAGAACTAAACCTACATGGTGGACTACACAGGAGGTAGCGTAAAATGAAATTTAAAATAATATTTGGTTCAGTACTGGTAGCAATGATGGTTGCCATTGTTAGCTCAGTAAACATAACAACTGATAACATAAACGAAAACAAAGCAGGACTTACAAGGTTGAATAAATCTTTCCTGTCTCTCAGCGAAGAGTTCGAAACAGTAAATAGAAATGCAGACTTGATACAGTCTACACGAGAAAGCTATCGCAATTCTTTGGTTGAGTTATCAGATCGAGTATCTCTTATGGAAGAAACTAACTCAGAAATTTATCGTATCTTAAATGATCTAGATGAACGCTTAAACAAACCACCGGTTGCAACTGTAGTTATTGAAAAGTATATAGAGACAGAACCTAAAGAAGAGTTAGGAGTTAATGCTGGACTAGGTGTCCTTACAGGAACACAAGTTTTAGGACAGCCAGAGATACTACCAGAGCCAGAGCCAGAGTTAATGACGTGTCCAAAGGTTAGATCAGCTAAACCTTATGGAGATTACATTGAAAATATAACTATCAAAAGAACATTAAAGTTTACAGTGATCTATGATTTGTTTAATGGCAATGTTGTTAATGTTCAATACGATGGTAAGATACCTAACAAAGTTAAACAAGCTACCCTTAATTATGTAATGGATTTAGAGTTTGATAATCCCATTACGATTACAGGGTGTACATTACCATTCACAATTAACATTTAGGGGTTGCTTTTTATAGTAACTTGTGTTATAATACAAGCTTATTAAGATGAACTACTTAGCAGAAAGAGATCAGTACAACACAGAGATTCTTACTCGTGATGAGTATAGAAAGTTTGGATTGTATATGACGGAACACTATCCAACTGTAGGGCATGTGGTAGAAAAGTTAGACGATACCTTTATGGTACGACTTGACGATACTTCACTCACATTTTGGGAAGAGATACTCACTGCTATTAGGGATTAATACGAAGGTATATTATAAGAAGTTTTGCCCTCCTTTATTTAACTTATAATATCTACAAGTTTCCGGTCTTGTGCCACCTAAAACCGGACACTTAATACAAACCGATGGAGGAAATAATATGTATGAGTATGTAAAAGGTAAGGCAATGTGGGCTAATATCACATCGCCAAACACGAGGTTTCAACCTCACAAGTATGGGCTAACTGTTCTTACAGACCCTGATACTGCATCTAAACTTGAAGGCATAGGTCTTAATCAAGTAAGAGACAGAGCAGGACAGCCTAAGTATGATGAACCTGCATTTACTTTTAGCAAGAGAGCTACAAGAAATGATGGCACTGCAAATGCTGCACCTAAACTTGTTGACACTGATGGTGCTGATATGGATGTTAGTGTAGGTAATGGTTCAGAAGTTGTTGTCAAGATTAAACCTTACAAGAATGACTATGGTCAGTTCGCTGAACTTATGGCTGTAAAGGTTGAGAACTTGGTAGAATATGTTGAAGGTGATTCTGATAACGAGGAATTCTAAATGATTATTACTATAAATAATGATGATGGTAACACTTCGTTTGATGTGAACAATATCAGTGATGATACTGTAAAGCAAGAAGCAACTGTTATTGTACAGAAAGTAGGTAACTTACAAGTTATCATAGAAGCTTTAGACTTTGCAAGTCGTACACATCGAGCCAACTTAGAAGAGTTGCTCAAAGATAGAGACGAAGCAATCGTTGAAACAGAACGTGCCAGAAATGATAAGGGACAGTTTGTTGCTGACGACCCAGAAACTATTGAGGATGAATCTAAAGTAACAAAAGAAACATAGTCTGTGAGGAGGGCTAACATGGATGATCAAACTTGGGATAAGGTACACCAACCTTGTCCTCTTTGTGACAGCAGTGATGCTGTTGGAGTTAATCAAGATGGTTCGGCAAAGTGCTTCAGTTGTGGAGAATTTATGCCTAACTATGAACAAGCATGTAACGGAAAAACTATGACACAACCACAAACAACTCAACCAAAACAACCTGATAATGTAACCGAAGGTAACTTCATTGCATTGACTGACAGAAAAATATCTCAAGCAACTGCACAGAAGTTTGGGGTTAAAGCTGTTCAAGATTTAAAAGGTCAGGTCATTAAACATTTCTATCCATATTATAATGGACACGAATTGTCAGCTACCAAATGCAGGAACTCTATTACTAAAGATTTCTTTGTACAAGGTAGTTATAATGACACCGGATTGTTTGGTCAACAGTTGTTTAAGGGTGGCAAGTATGTCACCATAACCGAAGGGGAGTGTGATGCTATGGCAGCTTATGAACTACTTGGTAGTAAGTGGGCAGTCGTATCCATCAAGCGTGGAGCACAAGGTGCAGTACGAGATATCAAGGAGAGCTTGGAGTTCTTTGATAACTTTGAAAACGTGATCGTTGCTTTTGATAATGATAAAGCAGGAAAGGATGCATCTGTAAAGGTTGCAAGACTTTTCAAGCCCGGAAAGGCTAGGATACTCACACTTCCCAATGGGTTCAAAGACCCTAACGATATGCTTAAGTCTAACAGACATAAGGACTTCGTTGAATCTTGGTGGTCTGCTAAAGTCTATACACCATCTGGTGTTATTAATGTTACAGAGCAACGTGAGAAGTTTCACAATCGTGAGAAGAAACAAAGCATACCTTATCCTTATGAAGGACTCAACAAAAAGCTGTATGGCTTGAGACAAGGTGAGCTTGTAACTCTTACAGGTGGAACAGGACTTGGTAAGTCTAGTGTAACCAGAGAGATAGAGCATTGGCTTGTGAAACAAACACAGGACAACGTAGGTATCATAGCATTAGAAGAAGACTGGAGACGTACCATTGATGGTATACTTTCTATTGAAGCTAACGCTAGGTTATACATTGACCAAGAACGTGAGAAGTTTTCTAAAGAAGAACTTGATAAGATGTTTGACATCTTGTACGATGGTGAGAATAAAAACAGAGTATGGGTTCACTCACACTTTGGCACCAACGACATCGATGATATCTTTACCAAGCTACGCTTTATGATTATCGGCTGTGACTGTAAGTGGGTGGTAGTAGATCACTTGCACATGCTAGTAAGTGCTGTTCACGAAGGTGATGAGAGACGAGCTATTGATACTATTATGACTAGACTTAGAAGTTTAGTTGAAGAGACAGGTGCAGGGATTATTCTTGTATCACATCTTAGACGTGTCGATGGAAACAAGGGACACGAAAATGGTATTGAAGTAAGTCTCTCTCATCTACGTGGTTCTAATAGTATTGGACAACTATCAGACTGTGTGATTGCATTAGAACGCAATCAACAATCAGACGACCCAGATGAAGCTAGGACTACAAGGTTACGTGTTCTTAAATCAAGATACACTGGTGATGTAGGTATGGCAGCTAGGGTAATTTACGATTCAGAGACAGGTAGACTATCTGAACTAACTAACGAAGATATAGAGTTTGATAACTCTGGTGACGAGGGATTCTAATGGATTTAGTATTTGATATAGAGACAGATGATATCCATGCCACAAAGGTATGGTGTATCGTTGCCCAGAATCCTGACTCAGGTGAGATATTTAAGTTCCCACCTAACAAGTTAGAAGAAGGGTATCAGTTTCTTACTACAGCAGACAGACTAATTGGTCACAACATTATTGGATTTGATATTCCAGTTGTAGAAAAGTTTGGAGGAGTTAAGCTCAATGATAAAGATGTTATTGATACTTTAGTTTTATCCAGACTCTTTAATCCAACACGCGATGGTGGTCATAGCCTTGAGACTTGGGGTTATAAGTTAGGCTATCCAAAGATTGAGTTTGAAGATTATCTTAACTACTCTACTGATATGTTAAACTATTGTGTACGGGATGTACAGTTAAACACTAGAGTACTACAAGAACTTCGCAAAGAATCAAAAGGTTTCTCACCCCAATCAATTGAGATTGAACAGGGTGTTGCTAAGATTATGAAACAGCAGGAACAAGATGGTTTTGATTTTGATATGCAATCAGCACTTAGTTTGTTAGCAGAGCTAAGAGAAAAGAAACAACTCATTGAAGCCGAGGTACACGAAACCTTTAAGCCTAAGTGGGTAGACACTAAAGAGGTTACACCCTACATAAAGAAAGACGGTAACCTATCTAAACGTGGATTAACTGACGATGAATATCAACGTTGTTTAGACACAAACAACTTCAATCCTTTTATGAGACAAACTTTACAAGAGTTTAATCTTGGTTCTCGTAAACAGATTGGAGAATATCTTATAGACTTTGGTTGGAAGCCAGATAGATTTACACCTACTGGTCAACCTATTGTTGATGAGAAAACATTATCCAAGATCACTCATATCCGTGAAGCAAAACTTATAGCAGATTTTTTATTACTGCAAAAGCGTATAGCTCAAATTGATTCGTGGGTAGAAGCTGTCAAGGATGATGGTAGAATACATGGGTTTGTTATTCCTAACGGTACTATTACCGGAAGAATGACACATCGAAATCCCAACGTTGCACAGGTTCCATCTGTTCACAGTCCCTATGGTAAGGAATGTCGAGCCTGTTGGACTGTAGCTGAAGGACACAGCCTTGTAGGTGTAGATGCAAGTGGACTAGAGCTACGTATGTTAGCACATTATATGGATGATAAGGAGTATATAAATGAAATTATTAATGGAGACATTCACACGACTAACCAAAACTTTGCTGGACTTAAATCAAGAGATCAGGCTAAAACTTTCATCTACGCACTCGTTTACGGAGCAGGAGATGAAAAGATTGGAAGCATCATTAAAGGAAGCAGAGCAGACGGTAAGCAGTTGCGAGAACGCTTTCTTAGTAGTCTCCCAACATACAAGTCTCTTAAGGAACGAGTTGACAGAGCAGCTTCAAAAAATTACCTCAAAGGATTAGATGGTAGGAAGTTGTACATAAGAAACAAACACTCAGCTTTGAACACATTACTTCAAGGTGCCGGTGCGATTCTTATGAAGAAAGCTTTATGTATTTTATCTGGTAGGCTTCATCTTAGTGGTACACCACATAAGTTTGTAGCTAACATTCACGATGAATGGCAGATAGAAGTAATGTCTTGTAGAGCAAACAAGGTAGGACAGATGGCTGTTGAATCTATTATAGAAGCAGGTGAACATTTTGATCTACGCTGTCCAATGGATGGTGAATTTAAAGTAGGGAGTAACTGGAGTGAAACACACTAAACAATTAGATTTATTTCCAGATTTACCTTCGGTTACAATCGATGAAGATAATTTTAAATTATGTATGACGTGTAATCATTATAAAGAAAAGACTTTCTTTCAACCAAGGGAACATGGAGCAGGTAAATCATTAAGAAATGAATGTTCAAAATGTATTAGAGATAAAGCAAAGGTTGTAAATAAATTACGAGACAAACATCCTAAACCTACTAGTAAAAAATATAAATGTCCGTGCTGTAAAAAAACAGAAAAAGAATTAAAAAAGTATGGGCAGTTTCAAGACAGATCAGTTTGGGTGTTAGATCACAACCATCTTACAGATAAATTTAGAGGATGGATTTGTAACAACTGTAACAATGGTCTTGGTCGACTTAAAGATGATGTGAATATTTTACAAAACGCTATGGAGTATTTAAAAAACAATGACAAATAAAAAGAAAACCCTTGACACATTAGTCGAAGATATATATAATAAGATAGGTGTACTTGCTGATGGTGAGCACATTGATCTAGACCCAGAGACTATCGACCAGTTTGGTGAGTCTATGAAAGAGATACTTTACAAGTGGTCTCACCCTGAACCAAGAGGTGATGCAACTTTACGTATGTCTAACATAGGTAGGAAGTCACGACAGCTATGGTTTGATTTGAAG